TACGCTGTAACAGGCGATACGTATGGGGCAGGTAATGGATCAACAACTTTTAATGTTCCACAATTACAAGGTAAAACACCACAAGGATATGACGGAAATACATACAACTTAGCAGGTACAGGTGGAGCTAACACAGTTACTGTTTCTTTAACTAATAATCAATCAGTAAATGCGGTAACGAGCACAGCAACAAGTAACCAAGCGGTTACTGTCACTGGAAGTATTTCTAATACTTCACTGACTACGGCTCAATTAGCTTCTCACTCACACGGTGGTGTACTTAGAGGGCAATCTTCGCCCTATCCTTTTACAGGGTATGGAGAAGGTGCATATGATCGTAATACAAATAATACGGGTTCAGGAACTGGTCACAACCACGCTCATACTTTATCAGGAACTTTAACTGGTAACGTTGCTGTAACTAACTCTGGAGGAACTTTATCAGGCACTGTGACAGGATCAGGCACAAATTCATTTTCACCTTACGTGGTGGTTAACTATATTATAAAGCATTAGGAGATATTAATGGCAACTCAAATTGTAATATCAAACGGAGATTTTATTAAAGTTGATGATTCATTTCATATTAATTGGGCGGATAAAGGATCAGCTTGGCAAGATGCTTGGTGCCCTAACACAATTCATGCTGTTATTTGGAATAATTTAACAGGACAAAATGAGATTCAAAACAAGGATTCTTCAACTGGAAATATGACAGGGAATGTTAATTTAAGCGCAACAAGTGATTCTGTTGGAACTACAACTATTGCCGACTTACTTACTTGGGCGGAGACAAGAAAAGGACAAATTGAAACGGCAGAAACTGCTTATACTAATGCAGTAGCTGATGATGAAACAAATGGAACTACCAACGCTGCTGGTAAAACCTGGATAGATTACGATCCTAATTATTCGTAATATTTTTTAATAATCACTTCTGTCTTCTAAGTAAACTGGTGCATAATTAAAGGCAACCGTGATCCTATTTTTGTTCGTTACATTTGGACTCACAGAATGACTAATCATTCCATCAAAAAATAACACAGTTCCATTTTTCGCATTCACATTTTTAATTGAATTAAAATTTGTTTTTATTTCATTTTTTTTAACCAGAGTTACTCTTTTATCTGCATGAAAAAAAAATTTTGCATCTGTATCTTGAACATCAACAAAAAGAACAACAGACAAAACAGAATTGTGTTTATGTGGTTGAGCAAATTGATTTTTTTTATACCAATTTATCCAACAGTCTTGTATTTTAAGTTCTGGTATATCATAGCCCTCGCTTTCAATAAAAGATTCTAAATATTTTTTAATTTCAAAACTTAAATTATTTAAAGCGGGGTATCTAAGATGTGAGTTCCACGCTGTTCTTCGTGCTTTAACATTACATTCAAGTTCAGGTGATGTGTCTAATCCATTTTCTTCTACAAGAACTATTTGTTTTATTTGTTCTTGATAGAATTTAAAATTAGGTAAATTAAAAGCATAAACTTCTTCCGTAAAAATAGGTATTTTAGTTACTTTAAGATCCATTTTCTTTTAATGAATCCATGTCATGATTGAATGTCTATCACCCTGAGATACAGGTAACACAGCATGAGGAAAACAAAAGTTACTAGGAAAAACAACAGCACTACCAGCTTTTTTTGGTACTTTATATTCACCCCCAAAAAATACAAACTCTCCTCCCTCGTAATTATCGTTTAAAATTAATGAACAACTTAAAACACGTGGATGTAAATCAAAATGATCAATATGTTCTTTATATTCTCCTTTTTTGGACCCTAAATATAAAAGATGGGTATATCCTGTATCTTCAGTGCTAACCCCTGTCTCAAACCAAGGTTGGTCTTGATGATATAATTTTAAGACTTTTCCTATGACTCGAAAAATATCATCATTAAACTCCTTTTCTAGTGGTTTGTTGTAACAATTTCTGTGCGTATTTAATTTACCATCTCCTGTGGTGGCTGGGTAAAATGAAAGATCTTTTTGATTAATAATTTTATTGCATAATTCTGCGTCGATTAAATTTTCGTATTGTCTTACAAAATCACTTAATTTATTCATCTAAAACTTTTTTTATTCCAGAACATTTTTTTATATCTGTCTATCCATTCAGTCCTTAGAAGTGAGTCGGTTTTTTGGTGTAATTTTTCTATATAAAAACCAGTCCATGCTTTCCACGACTCACGTTTAAATGGTATCACTTGAACCATAGGTTCACCTTTTTTAATTAAAAATTGTTTATCTCTTTTGTGTAAAATAAAAGGAAAATTAATTACATTTGTATAAGTATCAGTGTCCACAACACCTGATATAATTTCAAATCTTGATTCTAATCTATTCATTGGTTTTATAAATAAGCAACTGTACCCAGGAGGAGTTTTAATAAGCCATTTATTATGAAATTTACCTGCATTTTCTCCTGTTGTTTTATGCCATTCTTTAGGTAATTGCGCTTTTCTATGAAAACCAAAATCGTGTTGTTCTCTATTTGCAGGGGTAACACTAAAATCAGTTTCAACAGGATCTACTAAATAATCTTGATCAAAAGGTATTATATAACCCATTGTCAAAGAATCTAAAAAAGGCATACAAGTTTTTACTGTTGGTTGATGCAAATTATTATTCGCTAATCTTTCTAATTTTTTATATGCGTCAGGTATAAATTTAGTAGCAGGTTGAGGATGGGGCCATATATCCAACATATTTTTGTCTGTTGCACAAAAAATAATTTTTTTTTCAAACATTATGCATTTTCTCTTTCATCCATTACAAAATTAAAAGACATCGATCTTCTTATTTCTCCTTTATTTTTTACTTTAAAAGGCATTACACAGTGTTGATGTTTTGCTTCAAAAATATAAAATTGCCCTACTTTGGGTTCCGTCCATGTGGTGCTGATACCGTCTGCTCCAATAAATCCTAAATTTCCATCTTTAAATTTATGTGGGTCTTTTGCATCATTAATAAATTCAGGGACTTTTAAAAATAAAACAGTAGACCATCCCGTTCCATCATGGTGGGTATGAGGGGGGTTATACTCTCCTTCTTTCATATCATTTACCCAACAGCTTAAAATTTTTAATTTTTTATGTTTTTCTTGGAATAAATTTGTTTTTTCTAAAGTTTCAATATAATCATTCATGCAATCTACGATCTTTTTAGATATTTTCGTTTCTCCTAATAAATGGGTAAATTCTAATTCAGAATCTAATCTTCCTGCTAAACGATGCCCAAAAGAACTTAATTTTTTTTTATGCACTTCATATCTAGTATTAAAATCTTCAATAAGATCTAAAGGCATATCATACCTTTTAACTATTCTACCAAAAACATTTGTTTGTGCTTTCATTCTTTTTTCTGCTCCTTTCTTACCATGTTTTCTTTGTGAAGAAAACTCTTATCATATAGTGCCTAAGTAAAAAAATTACAAATTGAATACCTAAAGGAACCGTTACCCGCCCATTGTAGAGGTGCGTGATTAACATCCGATGTAAAAAAAATAGCTCTATTTAGTTTAAATCCCGCATGAATACTTAACTCAAGTTCATCATGTTCTTTTTGATGATAAAAACCAGTCCCATTATTTGTTGATTCTTCCCCATGCATATAAATTAAACATTGATGAGTAGATCCACCATGTTTATCAGTATGAGGTCTAGGCGTATCAGTAGCCCCCACCATTGTATAAGTCGATTGTATAAATTTTGAAATTTTAAAATTAAATTTTTGTTTTATTAATTTTTTTATTTCATTTTGAACATCACAATTTTGCGGTAGCGTATGAGTATGCCAATAACATCCTTTTAATGCATCTCTTCTTTCTTTATCGGGGGGAGCATAGTCCAGAGAAATCATCTGTGGAACAATTTTATTATATGTATCCAAAGGAAAAAAATTTTCTTCTATAAATATTTTAGACATTATTCTTTTTCAGCCCCTTTCATACCATCTTTTCTTTGTCAAGAAAACTATTATCATTATTTAACATTAATCAACTTGATTTAAATCAACGATGTGTTTAAATTAGTTCTCACCCAAAAATTATAAATCAGGAGAAATTATGGAAAATCAAGAAGTATTGAAAGCTATAGCTGTCCTCGCTGACAAGGTGAGCCGCTACCACGAACGTTTATTAGCCACAGAGAGGGATAATTTAAGACTAGAAAAGACTCTATCGGAGCACCTTAAAGGGTGTGGCTGTCATGATACCTCCAATGAAAAAGTTATGTTAAATGGAAATGAAACTGAGATTGAATGTGAAGCTTGTGGTGCTTAATCGCTGTCGCTTCCACCTACCATATCGGCTAAAGATGGGGCAAATATTTTAACATCACGTCTAATATGTGTTTCTTTCGTTTCTGTTCCAGGATCAGCTACATCATTAGTAGCGTGTTCTTCTGAATCATATTCTTGATTTGTTTGTGTATTAGTAATTGTAGTCTCTGAACGACATCTAATGTGGGGAACCATACGACCATCACCCGCATCAATCTCCCCTAAGACTTTTGCTTCTTCTATGATTTTAGCCATTGTTTCTCCTTTTTAATTCAATATTAAAACTTACCACAATTCTTTCCTTTTGGGAATTATTTTTCTCTACTTCATGAGTAAGCCATGAGGGAAAAAATAATATATCATTTTGCTTAGGTTTCCAAGAAACCCGAGAAGAAGTATGTATGCTTTCTCCTGATTTTTTAGGAGGAGCTAGGACTTCGCTCTGAGGACGAGGATCATGAAAAACAAGAGCCCCGCTATCTTCAGGAACTTGTAAATAAAAGACTCCCGACATATTATTATAGGGGTGACTATGTAAACGATTACTGCTTCCTGGACCATTGACCACGGCCCACATACCAGTAATTACAGGAACTATTTGATCGATGATGGATAAATGATTCATTGTCTCTTTTGTCATTTCAATTATCTCTGCTTTTAATTGAGCAAATTGTTTATCCTCGTGTAAAAAATCATGGCTATGCCATCCCCCATCAGTGCTTTTTCCTTCAAGACTTGTAGGTTCTTTCTCTTGAATATTTTTTATAACTTCAATAAGATTTTCATAACCTGCAAGATTTATAGAAAAGACAGGAGTAATAAATAAAGAATGAAGGTCGATTATAAATCTCCTTTGGTTATTTCCAATAGGCTTAAAGTAATATGAATCTCATTAGCGGCGTTCGCCGTTATTTTAATCAAATCGGATTCCTCCAGAACCAAAGGCTGTGATAGAACTTCATAGGTGGTGTCGGTAGCAATCGTCTTATCGTTAGTAATTTTATAGGTTGCTGAAGCACTCGTGTCTGTCCATTCGAGAGTATACTCAGTAGTGTTTGCTGAATCATTGCATATAATAATAGATTTAATTACTGCTGTAGTTGGAAAAATAGGAGCAGTTCCTGTTGTACCTGGTGCCGCCGTTGGAACGGTGTAAAGGGTTGTTGGATCAGTTGTGGTTAAATCGACGCCAGCATTTTTAAAAGTATCAGCCAAGGTACCAGCTCCTTCCTGAAGATTTTTCTTCTATATCTTGAGAATAAGAAGTATTTAAATTTAAAATTAATTGTTCAAGTAAACGAATCATTTGATCAAATTGACTTGGTTCATATTGAGATGTTGCATTAGGTAAACGAGTAATTGTTATTTTAGCCATTATCTATATCCCCCAAAAAAAGAATTTAATAACATATTATAAGGAGAGTATCCATAATTTGGCATATTCATGCCCCTTCCTGATCCCCTGTTTTGTAGTAAACTTCCAATTCCTTCTTCTATTTTTTCTAATTTATCATTTACTCCTCCAAACTTATCTCCCAGTCCACTAATTTGTTGACCAAACCTATCTCCCAGTCCACTAATTTGTTCACCATAGCCCCCTAATTGTTTTTCAAATCCTCCAAGTGTTTCTCCGTATCCCCCTAATTGTTCTTCAAATCCTCCAAGTGTTTCTCCGTATCCTCCGAGTGTTTCTCCGTATCCTCCGAGTGTTTCACCAAAATCTTCAAACTGATCAGAGTAGTCTGGTTGTTTAGGACCACCCCAAGGAGGAAGCAAACCAATCCCTGGTTGTCTTATTCCAAAATCCGGTAAAGGCATGTGTCTTGGTTGGTAAGGTTGTTGTTTAGGATATTGGTATCCAGGTTGTATGCTACCAAGTCCTAAATCAAATGGTAATCGTCTAAGCATATTTCCATTTTGACTGTATTGTGTCATTATCTTCTTCCGTCTGGTCTAAGTTGTAATTTCATTGATCCTAATCTCCAATTTGTATCCCCCACTGTATCACTGGCAAAAGCTAGTTTTACTGATCGTCCTCTTCCTCTTACATTAATTTTAGTCGTGGTACTAGTAACATTACCTGAAGTAGTTTGACTTGTTGTTGATTGAGGGTAATCCTCCAATGTTAAAGTAACGGCTACATTATTTGTTAGGGAAGTAAAATCAGGGACAAA